TTGCTATAATATCTGCTTTTTCTGCTGTTGTAAATTGTTTTGCAAATGATGGATAGATCATATCCAATGAAGCACCCGTTGGTATTTCAATATCAAATGCGATCGCGCCAGTACCAGTAATAGTTAATCCAGATGCTTCGCCCTGTGTGTCATCTATTCCTCTACCATTGGCAAATATACTTGATACTTTCGCCCAATATTCCTCACCGCCTGATGTGAATTTAACTAATGCACCTATCGTGATATATTTTAAGTAATGAGTTTGAGCAGAACCAACCCCTTGTATCACACTTTGATAGTCATTGAAATACCCAGTAGTTTTATCATTTGACTGCCACGTAAATATAACATCGTTTGCTGGCAATGAACTTCTTAGTAATTCAAAATTAGATTTGAATTCTGTGTAATACAAATTCAATAACTCATGATCATGTATCGCAGGCTTAATGTAATTTTCAAATACACTGTTGACAACAATATCATCAGTATGTTCTACTTTAGTGTCAGTTGAACGTGTAAGTGTACCGTCTGTGCCAAACAAATGTAGATTAGAATATGTACCAGTTGGATCATATAATTTAGCATAGCGACTATGTCCACTATGAGTTCGGTTGATGCTTTTTATTTTTAAAATATTCTCGCTTTGATTCAATAAAAAATTATTATAATCGTCTGCGGTAATCATTCTGTCTTGTGTTACGTAATTACGTGGTGCGTTTGTTTTGATTGTATCTATTGTTTCTGCACTACTTGCATTAACTACTGAAGATTTTAATTGCAATCCAACTGTCATCGTATACGTGTTACCATCTACACCGCTATAACTAATATTGATAGTTTTGTTTGATATATCGTCTGGACGCAATGTATAAGATATATTCTCACTTACACGATACCATACACGTATGATATTCTTTGGGATAGTACCAAAATTCTCATCAGTGAACATAATACTTATCTGATTATTTGCTCGTGTCTTTACTGCGAATATTTCACCATTTGCCTGAATATTATTATAGATTTCATTGTGACCAAAAACACTATCGACCTTAGTCCATTCTGCTCCTATAGTACCATTTTCGTCAATTGACTGAACCCATACATCTGAATTATTAACGTTTGGAACATCTATGTCAAGTGAAAGATTACTGATAGGATTGTCTATTACAAAATCCTTATACTGCAATGCGCCCTGTTTGAATCCACAGAAGAATCCAGATGTATTACTACTAACACCCTTGCCATCATTCTTATATATCAATGTAAATGCTGATGTTGGATTAGGAGTTGTTTCTGTCATGCTGCGAGATTGTCCGTTGTAATCTAAACTGATCACGTCAAACGATGAACTTGCTCCCGCTGCGGTTCCTTGAATTGAAAACTTAATTTGATCATTCGTAGCATTTAAATTATAATATTCAACTTGCTGACCAGCAATGTCAACATTAATTCTTGGTGTACCGAATTGATTTCCACTCGCAAATGCCGCATTCATAACAGTAATGAAATCATCTAGGTTATTGATGTTGGATGTGCTTTCATATCTAATTTCTTTACCAGCCAACGTAGTACCATCACTGCCGATTACAGTTTCATTAGTTTTTACACTAACTACTTTTAATTCACCGAATGCTGCTACGTTACGTCTCGGTTGATAACCTATGAATTCTGCCAATTTAAATACAGAATCTTGACGCACTGCTGTACTCAAGAAGTTGTTACGAGTATTTAAATCTGCACGGAATGCTAAGTTGTGTCCGAACTGTGCAATAAGATCTAGTAGTGCAACGAATTCACTTGATTCAATCCAGTCATTATAATTCTCTGGATACTTTGCTCGTACATAGTCAACCATCGTACTACGAATGGTAGTATAATCGTATGCTTGAAAATTCGCATTAATATACGAATCATACACAACGGTATAATCTTCCGCTGCAAATAACTTTGATTGTCTTACTGATTGTGTCATAATTTATAACTCGCCTGATTCACGGTCAAACTTTAATTCAAGTTCGGTTGCCGTCGTTGTCGGTATATACAATAATTCTATTATTACTGTCACCGTATGTTTATCTTCTTCTACCCTAACGATTTCACTTCTTAAATTGAAACGTGGGTCATAATTCACAATAATTGATACTTCCTGTTGAATTAAATCAACTGTAATATCATCTAGCGGCTGAAATACATAGTATGGCAAATTACTACCAAACTCTGGATTCGTCCATTTCTCCCCTTTGCGGATTGAAAAATGATTACTCAAGTCTTGTTTAGCAAGATCTAGATCAGATAGTTGCTTACTTGTATTCTTTTCACCAATTGTGGTGTAACCGATTATTTTATTCATACATATATTTATGCAAAAATTAACTACCGTGTTAATGACAGACATAAAAAAACCGCCTTGTAGACGGTTATATCATGATGATCTATGAATATTTAAGTTTTATTGAAAACTTTCCATTTCTTCTATTCTAACATGCTCTGATGGCCAGTTAATATAATCTAACCATTCAACTCGTGGGACTGTAATACCAAATGTCTTAGAAGAATAAGCAAGCGCGTGCCATGTAGGCTTCACAGGCTCACGAATAGGTCGCATTAATTTACTACCCTTCGCACCATTACACTTTTTACACGATGCTACACAGTTTGTCCAACTTGTACCACCACCGAGAGATTTTGGAATAACATGATCGATGGTTAATTTTTCATTATCAAACGGCTTAGCACAATACTGACACTCGTTTTGATCTCGTATGTATAAATTCCTTCGAGAGAACTTCGCTACAGTAGGTAATCTATGATATCGATTCAATATAACGACAGACGGCATCTGCATTTCAAAATTAGCAGAATGCAACATAGTATCGTAACTATCTAGTATTACTATTTTATTTTGGAAATGTGCCTTTACTGCGTTCTGCCAACTAATAGTACTCAGTGGTAGCATAGACAATGGCTGTGCGTCTGCATTCAATAGCAGCACTCGGTGATTCATTAGGTAATACCTTTATATTGTATTCGCAGTAGTAACTATCTGTCGTTTTCTTGTTTGTGTTAAGTTTGGTAAAAATCTTTTTGTTTCGGCGTAGTAAACATATTCCGCTTGCTGGCGTGCTAGTTTATCTGTCAATGCAGAATATTCTGTGCGCAGTGCCTGTAGTCCACGTTCTCGTAATAATGCTCGCTCGGTACGATTTCCATAATCACCCAACATCATTATCTTTGCAAGCGGCTGTGTTAACAGTCTATCGTATCCACTTTCAATTAATGCGGTTGCTATGTAATCCCACTTCTTATCTATAATCAATTGAGACAAATCAAACGTCCTTGCAGTCGTTCCGACTTTAGTGAAATCACCAGTGAAATAATATAGACATAGTAACGCATCGTATTGTGACTGACTCAATGTTTTAATTGCAAGTAGTCTCTTAAACCTTCGCTCTTTTGTTTTGAAGTCTTCTAGCCATTCACTATACGCTTCGCTTTCTAGTAATCCTACACTATTAATTTTATCGTTGATAGTATTGTAACCTATTTGAGTGTCATTGTCAAGGGTTGTTTTGTACCCTCTCCACTCGAATCGTCTCAATGCAAAATTAATAATATCACTACTTGCCTCAAATACACGTAGTTCTTGCTCTGTATCAACAACAGCAACGTCACTGATTGTCCAGCGAGAATAATCTATCACGGTTTCTGGTGTTATAGTAGTAGGTAATATAGTAGCCATTATGTTTTGCCTTTCGCTGTCTTGATTGTTTCTTGTATCTTACTCGCACCTTTCCACGGATGATGCTCTGGTACTCTCGCAGACACACTTTCTGTAACTGTTTCGTTAGTATCTAATTGGTTAACGGTCGGCGACAATGCACTCACTGAACTATTCATATAAACCATGCTAGCAGTATCTACACGATTTCCACCTGCTTTGTTATGAATATCATTCAATGCTTGTACTATCACATCAGTTCCACTTTTCATATTGATATTTTTCTTTGCTTCCATGTTGATGTTACCACCAGCATGTAAATTTAAATCTTCTGCTGCATGTATATTCACGCTTGCTTTACTATACATATCTATGTTGCCAGATTCGTCTAGTTCTATCCAAGCAGTGCCATCATGATTTGTAATGTATACAAATTTATTCGTATCGTCTAATAATATCTGTGCGCCTTGTCTAGTTCGCAATCTAATGTTTTTACTGTCTCCGTCTGAATCGCCGTCATCCATTGTGAATACATGGCCATTTAATGTGGTTATCCCAAATACGTTACTTGGTGATTCTCGTCGTGCACTAGACATACTATGACCACGGGAGTAATCATCTTGTAGTCCTTGTTTCTCCAACCATGCCTTCGCAATAGGATCAACGGGCTTCTTTACTTCATCGTCAGTATCAGTTGGATTCTTTTCACCAACTGGCTGAATAGTACCATCTTGTGATTCTGCGCTTGCACGACCACCCATCATGTGGTTTCTACTACGCGACATCAGTGACCCAACAATTATGCCTTGTTCTAATAATTCAACAAATGCAACTAGCACAGATGTTCCAACAGCAGGCGGTTGTGGCCACATACCATAACTTTTTGGTGTACCGTTTTCACTCGTGCCATCTTTACCATATGCCTTTTCATCATCAGTTACATCTGCTGCTGTTGTACCTGTAACGCCTCCATACGGAGTACACAATAAACAAATATGATCTACTTCACTATCTGCTAGCGAACCAAATTCACCGAATCGTACTGATACGCGACCAGTGTACATACTATCGGTATTATCAGTAACAATGCCTACATATTGTCCAGCAGGGAAATCTTTGCCCCGTACTGTCTTAATATTAATTCCCATTCTGTGATCCTATTTTTTTTAATTTTTGTTGAATTAAATCAGTAGACGAATTTCTATCGCGCATACCTTTCAACGATTGTGTAAACTTACCTAATTGAAATTTGCTCTCTACTTCTAATATTTTATATACACCACTTGATGCAATATCAAGTCTACGTGCACCGCCAGTCTTTCCATTGTCTGGTAGATAATTAATGAATACAATCAATGAATCTTCGTCTAAATTTTCAATAAGCGTTTTGTAGGTTGTTGCCTTAACATACGATCCAGGTGTTCCCAACCAATACGGATCACCTTTGATAGTCATATCAAACATAATGTAATCATGACTTGCTGCATTTATTTCTGCCTGATCTGCTGCGGTTACTGAATTTGGTTCATCACTATTCTTCTGATCTTTTGAATCTGTTGTTGTTACAGTATATGCAATATTTTCAAGTTGTGTAATCGGTGATGAATTGTTTACCGATAACTCACTTAGATACGTGGGCACTTTTGATTTTACCCTAGTTGCTTCTCCACGACCCATGTCGCCTGAGATTTTAGTATATGCAACACCATCAGATGGGTCACGAGTTAAATAAAACATCTGATTGAAATTTAAATTGAAGTCTAATACCTCTGAATTATTGCCAGCGAATAAAAAATTATAAGACTTGTAGATAGGCAATAACTCAAGTCTTCTAGATTGGTATGATGCATTAATAGTAGCACTCTGTTGACTGCTTGGATCTGGACTAGGATTAGTATGCGCTGTATGTAAACTAATTGTCAATGTAATTATTTCTTGGTCTGAATTTGTATACAAATCCTTTACGTCTTTGTATGCTATTGTTGGTGTTACTTTTATGAAGTCATTTACATACATATCAAGATTAGGTTTTGATTTACCCGTATCGCCTTGATCTCTTCGTTGACTTGATGCATGTGATATTTTATTTTGTGTATTTTTATTTTTGGCTTCATTTTGACTAAATGTATTATAAAAATCTGGTACTCGCTTAGTCAACATTTCAGTAATATACTCTACTATATTTTTATTCTTGAATATCATATACACCACTGCTTCAGGATTTAAATCGGTGGGGTGCCCAGTTCCAGTAATATCTGATTTCATGGAAGAATTGATATACTTCTCTTCAAACTTAGGATCTAGTTTAATTTCCCATTGTTTTGCATTTAGAACACTACCGTCAGTGATTTGTGTTTTTCGTATATTCTGCTCATGCTCATTCAACTCTATTTTCAGTTTATCTACAAATGATTTGACAGTGGTAATTCCTGACAACTTAATATCAGTTACGATTTTTGAACTCGCCACTGCTATCTTATGTTGATTTGCTCCCACAATGTTATATTGTGAACCTTCTGGACCAGCACTTGCATTGATGGTTGACATCAACATTGGATAATAGAATACGCCAGGAAATCTTTCTGGTGCAGAATTTGATACCTTTCTACCAATGAATTCAACTTTTAATACATATGTCGCAGTTTGCATAGTCGAAAACCCGAATGAATGACTGAGTTGCAATATTCTATTTAATAATTGAAATCCACCTGGCTCATATATATCAAATTGAAATGCACCAGTTGTTGTATTACCAGTATCAGATCCGGGAGAAATCCTAGACTGTAGTACTAAATTTTCTATTGAGTATTCTGATGTTTCTCCAGATGCAGCGATAATCACAGCCTTTTTGGTGATGACTGCGTTATTGTGATCTAATAGTCGCGGATTATTAAATACATCTCTATTAACAATGTACCATGTAAGTTTGTATGTTGGACTATCAACTGTTGAACACCAGTTAGGTGTTACATCTATTCTACTTGTAGACATGCATTTACCTTATATAAAATCTCTTGGGACTTGTATAGTTAGTCCAGACTTAAAATCAATGATCGGATCTTTTAAGATGTCTTGATTGAATTCTGCGAATACCCACCACAAGTTGGCATTTGAAAATAAATCATACGCCAACAGATCGGGTCGCTCGTTGTACTTTGATTCCAGAGTTAATGAATATACATCATATACTGATATATCACTGATGATAGATTCCATTACGTCAAGATATTTATTGTCTACAATTTCTGTATTCTTGTATACACTGTCTGTATCATATTGTACTGCCATATTATATCATTCCATTTCTTAATGTACTACCACTTGCATAATTAGCAAATGAGAATTCGTTACTTACCTTTGCTGGATTTTGCTGCATCATCATTGTGATAGATACTGCAAAACTTGTCGGTATTGATACTGGTGATGTGTCAGATGACGTACCAACTGGTACTTCAACTGTTATCAAATCTTCTGCGTCTGCAAATGTGTAATCAACGCCAGATACTACCACAGGAACATTATTATAATTGTATTCTCCGTATGCACTAAAGTGCAAAATTGGCGGTGGTGCGCCAGCAGTATTTGATGTTGTTCCATAATCCATTTTTGTCATTGCTTTTAAAAAATGCAAACATGCAATGTTGTACTTTGCTTCTGCTATTGTATTTGACACAAAATATGCCTGTATACTAATAGTAGGATTTGGCGTATTCACATAGTATTGTTGCTGATACACACTATGCGTTGTATCATATGTACCATAATTGGCTGAGAATGCTGCTTGCATCATAGCAGGTGTGTACGGAAATATGATGCCATTGACATCTGCTAATTCCTTCAAGATACCTGTCTTGAATAAGTTTTTTGCCCATTGTGCATTTGCATCACGCAATACTAATTTTGGTTTATTTTTACTTGGAATACCAGCCATTATCGTAATCTACCTTCGATGAAGTCAAAAATCTCTTGATCAAATTTACCAAAGAATTTGGTGAATGTCTGTTTCTTCTCTTCAAACTCTGCTTCACTGCGCATAACTTCTCTGAAATCGCTCGCACTCATACCACCTTGCTCGGTTGGCATTGTGATATAATATACACGATTTTCATCTTCTGTCTGTAAATTGTTCATATCATCTGGCATTGGAGCCAATACACCACCCGGCTTTAGTCGCCCAGCATCTTTTTCGCTGAACACTAATACGGTTGCTGTGTTACTCTTGTCTCTGCCTACCAATGAAACATCTGGACGATATGGTTGTGTATTAACAATATGATTTGCTGGTACACCAAACATCTTAGACATGATCGATGCCTTTTCTTCAAAGGTGAATGGATCAGTCGAGAAATCATCTGCCATATGCATTGATTGCTGTTTCTTGCCAAATGTAGTAGCGATAAATACATTATCAGCACCAAACTTGTTAACTAATTTTTTATACAACGCAAAGTGCCCTGAGTGCATTGGCTGGAAACGTCCGCCATAAAACACAGTGACTTGCTTTGCTATACTTTCTGTAATGATGTCTGATATACGCATCTTAATAATCTCCTACTTATCATGTATTTAGCCCAAGATAAACTATGTACTTAATGATTTCACTGTAATAACGAATAAGACTTGACAAACTGATCAAACTGATATATAATTGTACTAATATTAAACGGAGCAATAAACCTAATGGCAAGAGATCCCTCTACACATTACTTAAAGAACAAAGAAATACTTAAAGAAATACATAAATCTAAAATGACTTTCTGCTGGTTAGCAGACGAGCAATATTTCCTATTTGACCACATCGTAGAAGACTTCGATGAAATCAATGAAGAAACTATTCTGCTTGCAAAAGATGCACAAGCATCTAGGTTACAAAAGATTGCACACGAAGCAGAAGTGGTTCGATGGAATAATGGTGAATTAACCAAGAAAACTAAACCTAAAGCAGCCGAGTTCGCAGTGAGTATTGATTCTATCAAGACTACTGATATAGTATTCCGCGTTATGGGCTATGATCATATTCCATTAGAAGCACGTAAGAAGACACCTAAAACAGTAGCAGATCATCATTCTCGCTGTAATTTTCCAGCATATAAGCATCTTGCTATGGTTAATGATGAATGGACTGAAGTCGCTCGTTCTCATTGGGACGGTGAATTAGACACAGGTAAATTTAGTGTTACATGTGGTCACACAACTGAACGCTTAGCGATGATGTATATGAAATTATGTGAACGATACTCTATGCGCGGTAACTGGCGTGGATACACATATGTAGATGAAATGCGTGGTCAAGCAATTTTACAATTGACAATGATCGGTTTACAGTTCAATGAACTTAAATCACAGAATCCATTTGCATACTTCACTACTGTAATCAATAACTCGTTCACTCGTGTATTGAATCTAGAAAAACGCAATCAAAACATTCGTGATGATTTATTAGAAGAAGAAGGTCTAGAACCAAGTAACACTCGTATCTTCAACGCAGAATGGGAAGTACAGAAAACCAAATATATCCCTGCTGAGGAAACTGACGATGTCGAAGAATTACGGGTAATATCAGAAGAAGAAATCACAGAATGACTGGAAAGGACGAATTATAAATGAGTAAATTTTTTGATGAAGCAGTAATTTTCACAGATATACATTTTGGACTTAAAAATAATTCCAAGATGCATAACAATGATTGTCTTAACTTTATTAAATGGATGATAGAAGAAGCCCATAGTAGGAACATTAAAAAATGTTTCTTCTTGGGTGACTGGCATCATCACAGAGCGACTATCAATGTGGGTACTTTAAATTACACAGTTGATGCGTTACAGATACTGAATGATAATTTCGACGAAGTACATATGATCATGGGAAATCATGATCTGTATTATCGTGAAAAACGAGATATCAACTCACTACCATTTGCAAATAAATATCCTAACATCAACATCATCAATGATGAAATCTTTGAAGAAGATGGTGTTGCATTTGTCCCATGGTTAGTTGATGATGAATGGAAGAAGTTGAAGGAATTAAAGTCTAAGTTTATTTTCGGTCACTTTGAATTACCAGACTTTTACCTGAATGCTATGATTAAAATGCCCGATCACGGTGGATTAAAAGCATCAGACTTATCTAAAGCAGATAAAGTATTTTCTGGTCATTTCCATAAACGTCAGGAAAAAGGTAATATCATCTATCCAGGAAACTGTTTCCCACATAACTATTCAGATGCATGGGATGATGATCGTGGTATCACTTTCCTAAACTGGGATGGCACATACGACTTTAAAACATGGAAAGATGCACCTAAGTATCGCGTAGCAAACTTGAGTCAACTATTAGATGATGCTGGTAGTATATTGACAAATAACACACATTGTCGTATAATATTAGATATCAATATTTCATATGAAGAAGCAAATTATATTAAAGAAACATTTGCTGCCGATTATGATTTACGTGAAATATCGCTAATGCCGTCTAAGAAGGACAATGTATCTGGCGAAGACTGGGATACGGATGGAGATATATCAGTAGAAAATGTTGACCAAATTGTTCTTACTCAACTTGGTGCAATTACATCTAATTCTATTCGTAACGAAACTTTAATTTCAATTTATAACGACTTACACATATAAACTATGCTAACTATTAAAAATGTAACTATTAAAAACTTTCTTTCTGTTGGTAACGTCACTCAAGCCGTTACCATAAATGAAACTGGACTAACTCTAGTACTCGGCAATAATGTTGATATGGGTGGTGATGGTTCTCGTAATGGAGTAGGCAAAACTACTCTTATTAACGCAATCTCATATGCACTATTTGGTAGTGCATTATTTAATATTAAAAAATCAAATCTTATCAATAAGATCAACAACAAACACATGACTGTTACAGTTGATTTTGAAAAGAACGGTGCGCAATATCGCATTGAACGTGGACGTAGTCCTAATGTTTTTAAATTCTACGTAAATGAAGTAGATAATAGTGACATGACAGACGAAGGTCAAGGCGAAGGTCGCTTGACACAAGTTGCTATTGAAAAAGTCATTGGTATGACTCACACAATGTTCAAGCATATTATCGCCCTAAATACATACACTGAACCATTCTTGAGTATGCGTGCCAATGATCAGCGCGAGTTAATCGAACAACTGTTAGGTATTACTCAATTATCTGATAAAGCAGAATTACTTAAAGAACTTATCAGAACAGGTAAAGATAAAATACAAGAAGAAAATTATCGTGTTCGCGCAGTTGAAGATGCGAATGAGAGATTTAATGCAAGTATCAAAGATTTAGAACGTAGACAACGTCTATGGCATAGAACCAATGAAGAATCTATTACAGATCTTGAGTCAGATTTAATGGCGCTATACGAGATCGATGTAGAAATTGAATTGGAAGCACACATTGCATTTGAAGCATACACAGCAAGAAAAAATAAATTTAATGCTTACACCAAGGATATTGCTAAATTAACAACTACAGTTGAGCGTGAAAATAAACGCCTCATCAAAGCAGTTGAAGATTTAGATGCATCAATGGAACACAAATGTTACGCATGTGGACAAGAGATTCATGATGAAAAACATGAACAGATTCTTGAAACTAAAACATTGGCGGTTGCTGAATATAAAGAACAGATAGAGATAGATGTTGCTACTATTGAAGCATATACCAATGAACTAAATAACATAGGTGATTTAGGCGTTGCACCTAAATTGTTTTATAATACCGCACAAGAAGCATATGAACATCAGAATAAGTTGTCTAATACCATCGCATCTATTGAACGGAAGACAACGGAATCAGATCCGTATCAAGAACAAATTGATACATTAAAAGATACTGGGTTACAAACAGTTGATTGGGAAGAACTTAATCGTTTAACCGATATCAAAGATCATCAGGATTTTTTATTAAAACTATTAACAAACAAAGACTCGTTTATTCGTAAGCGTATCATTGAACAAAATCTACAGTTCCTTAATGTTCGTCTAGATCATTATATTACACAACTAGGACTACCACATGAAGTTAAATTTCAGAGTGACTTGTCTGTGAGTATTGTACAATTAGGACAAGATTTAGATTTTGACAATTTATCTAGGGGTGAACGCAATCGTTTAATTCTAGGATTGAGTTGGGCATTTAGAGATGTATACGAGAGTATGAATTCTGCTATCAACTTAATGTGTATTGACGAATTGATTGATTCAGGAATGGATAGTGTAGGTGTTGAAAGTGCGTTAACTGCTTTAAAGAAAATGGAGCGTGAACGTAATAAAGATATTCTACTTATCTCTCACAGAGATGAATTGATTGGTCGTGTTAATAGTGTATTACAAGTTACGAAAGAGAACGGATTCACTACATTTAACACAGAGATGGAAGTAATTGATACATAATATACCAAAACCTAAAAAAAAGATTGGCATTGATAAACAACCTGTAATAACAGGCAATGCCACTCATCCAAGTCAGTTCGATGTTGATCTGGCTGGAGATGAGGATAATACTTTATGGGTTTATAAATCAAACCTACAGAGCGAGGAAATCACCCAAAGTATTGGTGCTGATATTCTACAAAAATTAATAAGAGCCGTTAGTGGAAAAAAATAAAATTACATATGACTGGACATACGAAGGTAATGTTATAGAAGCATTGCCGGATGGGTGTGAAGCATTTGTGTATCTGATAACAAATACTGTTAGTGGTATGTTATATATAGGTAAAAAATTAGCAAAGTTTAAAACTACTAAACCACCACTAAAGGGAAAAAAGAATAAGAGACGTGGCACTAAAGAAAGTGACTGGAGAGAATATTTCGGCTCTAGTGATAGACTTAATGCAGACGTTGAAGCACTAGGTAAAGATAGTTTCACAAGAGAAATTATTCATATGTGTCCTACAAGGGGCATTGCAAGTTACCTAGAAGCACGCGAACAGTTTGAACGCAGAGTACTTGAAACAGATGATTACTACAATGGAATCATTAACGTTAGAGTAGGCGGATCAAAAGTTCTTAAAGAATACCTACAAGAAACTAAATCCTCGGGCTTATAAAATTATACTTGACAATCACTGAGAATCATGTATAATTATTACATAAACAAACACACTTAAACTAAAAACTTAAACAAACACACTTAAACTAAAAACTTAAACAAACCTCTAAACTAAAAAACTCAATCACTTCGCTGTCCTCAGCACTTAAACTAAAAACTTAATCACCTCGCATTGGCAAACCCCCTCAGAACCCTATAAAACTTAGATGGATGATACTGTTACCGTATCCGTGATGAATCTGCCGCCTTTGGGGCGATGTCGATGGACTTCCACGTGTTTCTTTTGGTCATTGCACTGGTCTGACCAACCGAAAAGAGTAGGCTCTTCTGAACTATTGAAACCTACGAGTAGTCAAAATCCGACGATATGGAAATTGATGTTCTTGCGTTGCTTGAAGCAGCATGTAATAAGAGGTACCGCGTAACCGCCTCCCCCAAGTGTAAAATTGGGTTTGTTATATCGAAGTGTGATTGGGTGATAGGAAAAAACTTTCTGTTCATTTAACAAATTTTTCACTTTCGCTGCATAAGCGAAGTGTGGATCAAGATCCTGGAAAAATAGATAGTAGTTATAGAATAGCCCAATCATTGATATATAGTAATAACAGTTAGAAACAATTAGATTAAAGAGTATAACAATAAGAAAAATACGAATGAGTGTAACGAATGAGATATTTTTTGAAGTTGTTCATTGCGAAGCAATGTTTATGTGATTACATTATTATGTTGTTCCTTGAACCAAGATATGTTGTTCATATAAATATATATATAATTAAGGAGTTCTATGAGTACAATGTCACTAAAAGAAAGATCACCAAAAGCAATAGAGTTTGAATCATTTAAGAATGATTTTATTAAGTTTACTATGGATGTGATTGAACAAGATAAAGGCGATGGTTGGCCTGTTTGTCCTTATGCTCGTAAAGCAAGAGTCAATGGCGAAATTCAATTCATGGATGGTAGAGATTTGAGTTATTCAAAGTCTGCATTAGAGACATTTGATAAGAGTCAGTTTAAAATGGCTGTTTGTTGGATGGGAGATGATTGTGATATAGATGTACTAGATAGCATCACATCGGAAATGCGTGCGTTATATCCAGAACATCATTATTTTGTAAGTACTGAATTGAGTGGATTATTCGTTAAGAACTTTACTCGTATTATTATTGTACAGATAAAAGAAGACATAGAAGATCGTCGTAAAAAACTTATTAAAACGAACTACTATGATTCATGGACACAAGAGTATTACGACGAAATAGTGAACGATTAAGATTCACTATTCCTCTCGTTGTATCGTTTGATGAACAAGTCTATCATGGGCACTGGCATTGTCATCAATGATTCGTATGTCATTGCACCATGTGACATGATAAGAATATCCATATGATTTGAATTTAACTTAGTTAGATCATCTTGGTATCTGTCAAGTATATCAGGAATTTCGTGCGGCTGACTTGTTGCTATCAGCCTGCGAAAAAATTTGACATATCGAGTTCTACCTCAGATTCCCATTCATGCGAACACGATTGACATACTGCTTTAAATTTGGTATCGATACCGTTATCGGATATCTTTTCAATATGATCTTTCATATCTTTATAATCGCTTTTTGAAATATTGTGCAACCATTCACGAATAGTTTCTATATCAGTTATTTCATTATCATCGTAGGTAACAGATACGATACAATTAACCATAAGATCAATTGTCAGTGTTGATATTTCTACAAATGTTTTTCCAAATTTTTCATTTCTTTCAGCATCAGATAATTCAGTATTAGCGAGTTCTTGTATCATTCTCTCTTGTTGAATTTGCTGTATCTGAATTAATGTTCTATCATTCACATTATATGGTTTCAATTTAACATTGAATTTATCTTGCAGAATCAAATTATTTGATACATCTATCGCCTTAACAGATCCTAGAATTCTGTTAATATCCATTTCAAGCATATTAAGTTCGCCACAAGACGGACATTTAATATCGATATCTATTCCATCCCCATAACTTGCTTTGCGTATTGCAAGTAGAAGAACCATTAAATCATTAACAGGCGTTGACTTAGGATCAGTGATATCTGGACAACACGAGGAAAGTAACGCAATCGTTGCTTCTCCGTTAAATAACGCATCTGGTGTCTTTGAGATTATTTCATCTCTTGCTGTCATTGGGTAGATTGCCAATTCACCGTCAGCACTTAATTTAGGCTTTTCGGTATAGTATTGTCCACCAGAAGGTAGACTTATGTACATTGATGGTATTTTATACGCTTTCAATAAAGGATTGTTACTCATTTTTTCTGCTCCATATAAATAGTAAGTAAAGTGATAATATAGGTGTGTATCTATATTTATCCTCATTAAATAGGTACTTAATTATGGCAATAGAAGACGACATCAGGAAGATTCACAATGATTATCCTTGGGCAAGTGAAGACACATTGGGGAAGATTGCCTCTAACACACGCACCGAGAATGCCAAATTAAAGAAAGTATTTCAATCATTGACAGGTGTTGAGTTTGATTATGATTCTGTTAAAAAAGAGTTTGAAGACGCTGAGGAATTATTTAAGAAAACTAACAAATTAATTACAAAGATGGAAGATGGAACTAAAAACATGTTCTCTGTCGTGTCGCGAGATACCGACCCATTAGAAGCAACCGCAGAACTATTGAAGATGAGCGTTGGGGCTATTTCTGCTACCGTTGGTGGTATTACCTCTTTTACACAGTTTCTAGGTCCTAAAGCCGCAGCAGTGTCATGGGTGGTTGATGGGGCTGTGGGGGTTGGTGTAGCGGCAGTCGGTGTAGCGGCAATATATGCAAAACTTATGTCGGAGCAAGAAAAAGGATTAAGACAGGTAATTGATTATGGTGGTGTTGTTGGTGATATGTCGCAATATACTGAAATGAGAGGATCATTGGCAGGCGTTGGTATGAGTATGCAAGAAATGACAAAGGTCATGAATGGAAACAAAGCCATGCTTGCAAATCTGCCAGACGGTTTGATGAATACTACGAAGCAATTTATAGATTTTTCTGGAAAAGTAGAATCTGAAACATCAAAGACAATGGGCGATTTTGGTTATGGCGTTGAGCAAATGACTACAAGATTGTTAGAAGAAGCCAATTTAATGTATATGTCAGGTGAATTGGAACAATTTGGTCAATTGACGAAAGATAAAATAAGAAAGAATTTCGAGTCAAGTAGTGCGATGACCACTTTCCTTGCAGAAAAATTTGGTAGTCAACGAAGTGCGTTATTAGCGATGAGAAGCGAAGCGATGACAAACATAGATTTCATGACAGCAATGTCAATGAATGGCGAATATCTAGCAAAGACATATGGTGAAAATGCAGCAGAGAATGTTAAAAATACTGGTGCAAATATAAAGATGTTATTCAGTACAGTATTGGGTCCGCAGTTTGGGGAACAAACTGAGCAAGTGTTTAACAATATGTTGAAAGATATTAATATAGACGCATCTGTTTTAAATAACATGCCGACTGATATGATTAATATGTTGAGTACACTGGGACCAGAGGTGTCTACTCAATTCAAAGATATAATGGAACAAGCGGGAACAGGAAAATTATCACAACCAGAATTGGTTATGAAAGTAAAAGAATTAACAACATCAATATCAATGGCGAGTCCTAGATATGGAGATGACCCGATAGTGCAACAATCAAACGATTTAATAGCACAAGCGCGTATAGCACCAGAAGCATTTATGGATTTGACAGTAGATCAATTAGACGCTGGATTAGAGAGTGTCAAATCATTAACCGAGCAAGCAGATAGTTCAATAGATGCAATAGATGCAGCAAGAGTTGGATTTAGAACAGTTGTGAACGAATTAACTCCAGGTTATGCACTTGGTGCAACTGCCGTTAAAGGCTTTTCAGGTGCTTTAGGATTAGTGCAATCTGCATTTGAATTTATCGGATTGATAAAGACAGAAGATAAGCCAATAGAACCCGAAGTTACCAATCCAGGCGCCAATATGTCTCAGAAGATGATGTCAAATGGCGGCGCTGGAAGTGTAGTAACAGACGAGAATTATGATGATATGTCAGATAATGTAAAAGAGGCATATGACGCATATAAGAAAGCACAAACACTAAAACAGAAAGCAGCATATGCTAATGCATATACTAATGCATATAATATTTTAAACAAGAATTTTAGTCCCGGACAATTTGCAGAAGGTGGCGGACCTGTTCCAATTCAACGACCTAATGGTAGATGGTATGCTAATATAAAAGATCCTAATTCACCTATAGGTAGTAAAAAAGTATATGTAGATGAGTTAAATGTAGTTGGTATGAAGTTTAACAATATGCACCAATTAGATAGTATGATTGGTAAAAAAATTAAAGAAATAACCGAAGTAATAGAAAAGACGGCAGTAACGGAGAATATGAATGGCGGATAAAACACACACTATCGAAGTTGAAGGAATATCAATACAAATACCTAAATGGGCTAGTGAAGAAACACTCAGTAAAATAGCAGAATTAACTGGTACATCTAATCTTATGTCAAGTGTAATAGCAAAGCATATAAAGACAGGTACGGTAAATACAGCACAGTTATCCGATGATATTCAAGGAATTGCAAAGGAATATGCTTCAAGTAATGAAGAAGTATCGATAGCAAAGAAAGAATCTCTAGACAAAAAACTAGTTGGTGCAGCAAAATCAACTAAAAATGCGGTTGACAAATTTAGTAATACTGATGCACCACTTACTTCAATGGTAGATATGCTTGGCGATATGGTTGGGGCTATTTCTGGTAGTGCAAAGGGAATGACAAAGGACATTGATGCAAACTCTAAGGCAGGGAAGTTATTAAAAACCGCAGGCATTGGAGTTGGTGCACTTGCCGGTACAGCATTAGCATGGGCAGGCTTTCAAGTCGGACAAATAGAACAATTTGCAAAAGCACAAGAGACTATGATAAATTCTGGTGCAATCATGTTTGGCGATACATCTCCATATGAAACATTGAAGCAATCAGCGATAGCATCAGGTCTAACATATACTGAATTAACCAAACTAGTTAGTCAAAATGGCGTTGCATTTCAGTCATTGGGCAATGGGGTATCAAGTGGTACGACTGCATTTACATCAATGTTCAAGTCGGTCAATGAGACAGGTGATAAATTTGGTGACTACGGTTTAAGATCGGCAGAAATGGCAGAAGTTTTAGCTGATTATGTAAACATACAGCGTATGACATTATCTAAAGATATGGCATTATTAAGCACTCAAGATAGTGTTGAATTAGGATTTCATAATTTGATGATTGAAACAACCGCATTAGCAAGTTTGACAGGTGAGAATAGATCAGAAATATTACAGAAACGCTTAGCCTCATTATCGCAACCACAAGTTGCAGCAGCATTGGCAACAATGGATAAAGCGGGAGGCGGACACGCAGAAGTAGCACGATCGTTCATATCACAATTTGCACTACTTGAAAGTTCTATGGGTCCTGTCGGAAAAGATATATCTGATAGATTTAATGATTATATCTTTAGAGTGGCAGACACCCCAGCAGATTTTGATATGGCAGTTGCATTGGGACCAGATTTGGCTACAGCACTCGATGCTGCAAATAATGGATTCACTGATAGAGTCAATGAGGTGTTTAGGTCTGGCGATATAGATGGCGCAAATAAGATGCTCGTTAAAGAGATGGCAAAGATGCGTGATGCAGAAGTAGGGTCAAGTAATGTAGTAGTTGGTTCGGTTCAGCATATCATTCAACAGTTGAAAGCTGGTGGTGTTATGGTAGACAAACAAATGAAAAAATTGATTGGTATGAGCAAAAGTGAGTACGCCACATATCTTAAAGAAATAGAAGAGAAATCAGTCACATCTGGTGCAATGACAGTCGCGATGAACAATATGAAAAAAACATTCATGATAATTCAAGATGCGTTTGTTTATAACTTAGATGAAGCATCTAATATGGCAGAAAAACTTGCAAATGGATTGAAATCTGGAACAGAGTCTATGAAAAACTTATTAAACAGATCAAATGAACCAGAGACTAACTTGCTTTACAAGAAAGACGATGAAACATTTAAAGATTACCAGATTAGACTTATGGAGTCTAGACTAGAGCAATCAGGCAACACAGATGAGTTGAAGGCGTTTAGAAAAAAGCACTCAATAACACCAATGACAGAAGGAAATATGCCAGAACCCACTGCCAATAATACAGGTACAGGTACAAGTAAAAGTACAAGATTGGATACACCAAATGAGAATGGCAGAATGACAGATACGAATAAAACAAAAATGATGCAAGATCCTGTTAATATTGGGGATAATAAGATGTCGCAGCATATAGAAGAGATTATAAAAACAAAACAGCAAACTGTAGCGGTTCTCAACCAGATGAAATCCGCTATGAAGAGCATACAGAGATCTAATGACTATAAACGAGCAGTTGATAATACTAATAAAACGGCATAATTTAAAAGCATAAATACTATCATAATGAAATTAAAAGGTAAATTACTATGAGTTGGAAGAAGCATTTTCAGAAGCACGACATGAATCAAGCGGGTCAACAGACCAAGCAATCTAGATGGCAAAGTTGGCTACCAGAAGTATATTCTGGTATGCCGAATCGTACAGAACGCTATACGCAATATGATCAGATGGATCAAGATTCTGAAATTAACGGTGCATTGGATACTATTGCAGAATTTAGTACACAGACAAGTCCTGAAACTAAATTGCCGTTTGAAATATTTTATAAATCAGAAGCAACTGATGCAGAAGTTTCTGCGTTATCCACTGCATTAAAGCAATGGTGTAACATAAATGATTTTGAGCGTAGAGCATTCAATATTATACGCGCAGCGATTAAATATGGAGATCATTTCTTTGTAAGAGATCCTGAGACGTTTAAACTATTTTGGGTTTCACCAGAAGATGTTACTAAGGCTGTTGTAAATGAATCAAATGGTAAAGAAATTGATCAATACATCATGCGCAATATCAACTTAAATTTGCATGATATGGTATTAACTGATACAAGAAATACTCAAAATATGGACATGCATAGTTCTCCAGGATTTACTAATACGACTAGTAACTCTGGATTATCTAGCAATCAAATGTCAGGAAATTCTAATGAAGAATATGCGGTTGACAGTTCACATGTTGTTCATATTTCAATGACTGACGGTATGACTGCTAGTTGGCCCTTTGGTCAAAGTATACTTGAATCAGTATTTAAAGTATATAAGCAAAAAGAATTACTAGAAGATTCAATCATCATTTACCGTGTGCAACGTGCACCAGAACGTCGAGTATTCTATATCGATGTTGGTAATATGCCAGCACATAAGGCTATGGGATTCGTTGAACGCGTTAAAAATGAAGTTCATCAGACTAGAATTCCTAATAAAACTGGTGGTGGTAGCAGTGTAGTAGATGCTGCATACAATCCATTATCAATCATGGAAGATTATTTCTTTGCTCAAACAGCAGAAGGGCGTGGTTCTAAGGTAGAAGTACTGCCCGGCGGTGATAATTTAGGCGAGATTGATGATCTAAAATACTTCAATAATAAGTTATTGAGAGGTTTACGTATACCGAGTTCGTATATGCCAACTGGTTCTGAAGATGGAACAGCGACATATAACGATGGTCGTTTAGGAACTGCATTGATACAAGAATATCGCTTTAGTAAGTATTGCGAACGTATTCAGTTATTGCTAGGTCCTGCATTAGATAATGAATTTAAAATGTTTTTGAAGTTCCGTGGAATTGATGTTACTAGTAGTTTGTTTGATTTAAAATTCGTAGAGCCACAGAGTTTCAGTAAGTACAGAGAGATTGAATTAGATTCAGCAAGAGCAGCAGTGTTTGGCAATCTAGAGGGTGTTGATTATTTGAGCAGACAGTTCCTTCTGAAGAAATATCTTGGGCTTAGTGAGTCAGAGATTACAGAAAATGAAATGTTATGGCGCAAGGAAAATAACGAAGGTGGTGAATCTAGTGATCCAGGTAGTGACTTAGGTTCTATAGGATTGCGTGCTGGTGATGTTGATGGATTTGAAGCAACAGAATTAGACGATGAAGAGTTTGACGATGGTGACTTCGACGAAGTAACACCAGACATGGATGGCGAAGGGGAGATAGGTAATGAGATTTAATGAATTAGCAATTGATGAAAGAAATGATGAAGACAAGTGGGATATTGACGATACTCGTCGCCCACGTCTGACTTTGAAGCATTTAAATAAGATTCGTAATAAGCGCGAATTGGCTAAAGCAGAATATGAAGATGAGCAGTCTGTTAATACAGCAATGTATGGTAAGCCATCAGAGTAAATAAAAGTTGATAAATAAAAGTAATAGATTGTATTATAATGTATTATTTTTATAAAAACGCGATTTTAAACGCGTTATTGGCTAGTTATAGGCAAAAAGTATTAAATACTAATGTAATAAATTAGTTCCCTAGTAGCCTACGGGATTAAATAAATAGATTTATAAAATAAAATTTTATTAAACGGAGAATATAAAATGAGCGTACAAGATCGTTATTCAAAGATCATTGAGAGCCTAGTAAACGGAGAAGGTGAAGTTGCATCTGATTTGTTACATGAAGCTTTTGTAGACAAAGCTCGTGAGATCTGGTCAGGTCTTGTGGAGCAAGATGAAATCGTCGAAGATGACATTTCAGAAGAAGAGATTGAAGAATCTTATTTCGACGAAGATGTTGATTCATTCGAAGAAGAAATTGCAGCAGAAGAAGAGTATGCAATGGAAGACGAAGGTGAAGAAGAAGAATTTGATGCTGAAGGTGAAGCAGAATTCGAACTAGCATCTGACGATGAAATGGATATGGACATGGACGCTGAAGGCGACATGGAGCCAGAATCAGAAGCAGGAATTGAAGACGCAATGTTAAGCGTTGAAGATGCACTTGCTGATTTAAAAGCAGAATTCGCACAGTTGATGGGCGATGATCTAGGTGATGAAGAAGAAGCAGGTTTATCTGACGAACTTCCAGCCGATGATTTCGCATCTGACATTGAGCCAGAAGCAGAAGAAGAGTTCGAAGAGCAGTTAGCATTCGAATCTGATGAAGCAGAAGAATTAGAAGAAGCCGCTGATCTTACAAAGATTGGTAAAGATGGAATGCATCCTTCAGAAATGCCAGCAGGAGATGACGGTAAAGCATCACCAGTTGCAGGCAAAAATGACATGGGTGGAAAAGTAATTCCAACTGGCGCAAAAGGATCTGAAGGCTCTAAGAAAGGCTTATCAGACGAATCAGCAAAAGACATGGGTGTAACACATCCTGGCGAAGGCGCTTCATTGAAGCCAGAAACTCGCGGTCATGGTGCTGAGAAGCGCGGTATGAAACAATAAAAATGCGCAATACACTGAATGAACATTTAACTTTCGATCAAGCAAACATTGTTACTGAAGCTGTGGATAACGGCAAAGGTGGTAAGGATTTGTATATGGAAGGTATTTTTGTTCAAGGTGATGCACGCAACCAAAATCAACGCGTATATCCAGCCTCTGAAATCAGACGAGCAGTTAATTCTGTTCAAGAAAAGATTCAAGGTGGATATTCAGTGTTGGGCGAAGCAGACCATCCAGATGATCTACAAGTGAATTTGGACCGAGTATCACACATCATTGAAAAAATGTGGATGAACGGGAATGATGGTTATGGCAAGCTAAAATTATTACCAACGCCAATGGGCAACATATGTAAAACTTTGTTGGACAATGGTGTAAAATTAGGCGTATCGAGTCGCGGTAGTGGTAACGTAGGTGACAATGGTAATGTGTCGGAATTTGAAATTGTAACGGTAGATATCGTTGCGAATCCAAGTGCTCCAGATGCATATCCAGATCCACTCTACGAGGCTATCATGAATGGCAGACGTAGCGACATTATTATGGATGTTGCGAAAGCTATAAATCACGATACAAAAGCCGAAAAGTATCTCCAGGAAGAGGTACTTAAAATGATCAATAACCTAGATTTTAGGAGAAAATAATGGCAAATGCAATTGAACAACTCCTAAGTTCAGAAGTTCTTTCAGAAGAAGTTCGTTCTACACTAACAGAAGCTTGGGAAACCAAGTTAACTGAAGCACGTGAAGAATTGACTAATGAACTTCGTGAAGAGTTCGCAACACGTTATGAAACTGACAAGCAGCAAATGGTGGAAGCACTAGACGCAATGATGTCAGATACAATTACAACGGAATTGCGCGAATTCGCAGCAGACAAAAAAGCAGCAGTAGAAGCAAAGGTGGCTTATGCAAGCCAAGTTGCAGAACATGCTAAGATGCTGGACACTTTTGTAATGGAAACTTTAAAGAAAGAAATTACAGAATTGCGCGATGATCGTAAACTTCAAGAAGGAAACTTTGAAAAGTTAGAAGACTTTGTAATGGAGCAACTAACTACTGAACTTAACGATTTCCACCAAGACAAACAAGACCTGTTAACAGAGAAAGTTAAATTGGTAAAAGAAGGCAAGAAAATGATTGCCGAGACGAAGCGTGAATTCATCTCTAAAGCAAGCGCAAAATTAGCGAGCATTGTTGAATCAACAGTGACTGGCGAGTTAAGCACTCTTAAAGAAGATATCATGTTAGCTAAAGAAAACATGTTTGGACGCAAGATTTTTGAAACTTTTGCAACTGAATTTATGAGTTCACATTTAGCAGAAGGCACACAGGTTTCAAAATTGAGCCTTGAATTATTAGATATGAAAACTGCTTTGGCAGAATCAGCATCTACTATTTCTGAAAAAGAAACATTAATTGAATCAACCAACAAAAAACTAAAGCGAGTTAATGAACGCGCTGAACGTAATTCTGTAATGGCTGATTTATTAAAGCCCTTGTCGAAGGACAAGCGTGAGTTAATGTCGAATCTACTTGAAAGTGTTGCTACTAGCAAACTTACTGTAGCATATGACAAGTACATTGGTACGGTTTTGAATGAAACTGTTTCAACGACTAAACGCACTACGCAAAAACTTAATGAGTCTCGCACTAGCGAGGTCACAGGTGATAAAACTAGCACACACGATCAAAGTACTGAAAGTAATGCAGATATCATTAACCTTAAAAAATTAGCTGGTATAAGCTAAAAAGGAGTATACCTAAAATGTCACAAAATTTATTTGAAAACTGGAACGTAACTAAAGACGCTCTAACTGACGGTTTAACAGGCAACAAGAAATCTGTAATGGAATCTGTGCTTGAAAACACTAAGAACTATTTAACAGAATCAGCAGCAACTGGTTCTACAATGGCAGGCAACATCGCTACTATGAATAAGGTAATTTTACCTGTTATTCGTCGTGTAATGCCTACCGTAATCGCTAACGAATTAGTTGGTGTTCAGCCAATGACTGGTCCTGTTGGACAAATTCACACATTGCGTGTGCGTTATTCTGAAGGCGCAGCAGGCGTATCAGCAGGCGACGAAGCATTGTCTCCATTCGCTATCGCTAAAGGCTATTCTGGTGATGCTACTACTGGCGGACCATCAGCAACTTCTGCTCTTGAAGCAACAGCAGGTCGTAAGCTTTCAATCCAAGTATTGAAGCAGACTGTTGAAGCGAAGACACGTAAGTTGTCAGCACGTTGGACTTTTGAAGCAGCACAAGATGCTAACTCAATGCACGGTCTTGACGTTGAAGCTGAAATCATGCAAGCACTTGCACAAGAAATCACAGCAGAAATCGACCAAGAAGTTCTTACTTCTTTACGCGCTCTTGCTGGTACTGCAACTGACACATATGACCAAGGCAACGTTTCTGGCGTAGCAACATTCGTAGGTGATCAACACGCAGCATTAGCAGTTTTGATTAACCGCGCAGCAAACTTGATCGCAGCACGTACTCGTCGTGGCGCTGGTAACTACGTTGTAGTTTCACCAACTATGTTGACTGTACTACAATCTGCTACTACTTCTGCGTTTGCACGCACAACTGAAGGTCCTTTTGAAGCACCTACTAACACTAAGTTTGTTGGTATGTTGAACAACACTATGAAAGTATTTGTTGATCAGTACGCTTCTGACGCTACTCCAATCCTAGTAGGATATAAGGGTGACGGCGAAATGGACGCAGCAGCATTCTACTGCCCATATATTCCACTAATGTCTTCTGGTACTGTACTAGATCCATCAACATTCGAACCTACTGTGTCATT